CAACATTAGTGGTATCTGAGTAAACCAAATCATTAGCGGTATCAGCCGTTGTTGAACTGGTCTTACGAAGCAAATAGTAATCACTTCCAGACATTCCCACTACTCCTGAAGTACCAGAAGTACCAGAACTACCAGAGCTACCAGAAGTACCAGAACTACCAGAGCTACCAGAAGTACCAGAGCTACCAGAAGTACCAGAGCTACCCGAAGTACCTGAAGTACCTGAAGTACCAGAGCTACCAGAAGTACCTGAAGTACCTGAAGTACCAGAGCTACCAGAAGTACCAGAAGTACCTGAAGTACCAGAGCTACCAGAAGTACCTGAAGTACCTGAAGTACCAGAGCTACCAGAAGTACCAGAAGTACCTGAAGTACCAGAGCTACCAGAAGTACCAGAGCTACCAGAAGTACCTGAAGTACCTGAAGTAGCTGTACCTCCGGATATAAAACCTGCCCCAGTTATAGAATCATAAATCTGACCTGTAGTTAACTCAAAAGGATCAGTAAAAGAAGAATGTCTACCGTCGGGCGTTACAGTTCTGACTGACATCTGATAAGTAGTATCATCAAATACATCAAGCACTAAACGCGGCTCATATTCCGTAAGAATAAAACCTGAAATATTTTTTGCCACCAACACACCCGTCCCCCCGGTAACAACGATTCCATAATAAGGATCATAACCAGCTGTGCCAGCCGACCCAACGTTTCCAGCAACAGGCTGCCCCCCTGTAACGGCAGTAGAATAAGTTCCCGAATAAACCGAACCCTCTACCTTCCCCCCTGACGGATGCAAAACAAAATCCTTAATGTTTGGGTCAAAAGCAAAACCAAAATAAACATCACTCTGCTCCGTGAAACCCGAAGGAATCATAACCTGCGTAATACTAGTTTGGCCTGTATGAAAACCCGGAGGCAAAACAGCCGCAGTATCCACCATCAAGGTATGCTCTTTCCATTTAATACCATTTCCGGTATAAGGGTTAATACCGGGATCGACTTCAGTATAAGCCTCAAAAATAGGCGCCCCCTGACGACCACTATAAGCAGGATTCAGCAAACTGGTATTAACACTAAAAAAACGTTGATCTAAACGCCCAGTCCCTGTACCGTGAATAATATTAAAAACATTCTCTATTGAGGGTGTTGTTGCTGAAAGTGTTTGAGACGTACTGGTATATTTACCGCTTTCCTGTAGCTTAACCTCATAATCAAGAAAACCTTGATAATTTTCCTTGTTCCACTTAACCACCCACTGTGGCCTTATGGCTCCGTCAAATTGAGTTTTGGATACTACTACCTTACCCGTTATGCCTGACGGAACCTGCGAAAAAGAAAAAGGATCAACCGTAAAAGGCTTAACGGACGAAGGATATAAGAACCCACTTCCTGTTCCATAATTATCCTCCGCATAAACTTTATAATACATCCCCGACTGGCTAACAGGCGGAGCTATAGTAAAAGTATAAGGATCAAAAGGACCAGAAAGCCCAACTCTTTTGACAAAATCAGCGGTATGGACCCCCGATCCCGTTAGGGCTTCGCTAAAACCTGAAAGACGCGAAGCGTAAATAACTAAATTACTTACTCCGCTTTTTTTTGTTACGGTTGGAGAAAAGGTAATGTCTTCCCCCAACCCAATAGTAACGTTTGAAACATCCGGCGACGGACTAGTTAAATAAAATTCCCCCGTATGACTCATCCCCAACGAATGAGAGGAAACACGCAGCCTTAGTTTACGAGGGTCCAGCCCTACTCCTGAATTCTGTTTTGTAAAATCCGCATCCCCATAAACACCTTGAAATAAATTTGTAATCTGGGCTGTGTCTAAATCAACAATTGTGTTTTTATAGCCTGTAGCCAATTGAGCCACCAACAACCCTGTTTCGTCTAACAAGGAAACATTAAAACCCTCAAACGAATTTAAATTCTCTATCTCTTGTAAACTGAAAGTCCCCTCCGTCTCCGGGTTAACCAAACTCCAACCAACGGCTGGACGTTTGCCAAAATATTCCCCGCTCGCTGCTGTTGCAAAATAAGAAATACCGGAGGCCCCCGAAAAAGGAGTAAGATCGGTATTATAAGCAAAGGGCTCCGAAACGGGAGGCGCATCAGGCTCATTCCTGAAATAAAAGCCAGAAACCTCCAATGCTTGTTGGAAGTTTTTTTGAGGAAGTGTGATGTATTTTATAGGCATTTTTAATCGCTTCCCGTGACAGGCAACAGATCTGTCACATTAGTAGTACTTTCTATTTCTTGCTTTATACCGAAAAAACTTCCATCAGAAACAAACTTATATGCCTCGAAATCTATTTGATAAGCTAAACTAGACAGCTCTTGAGCAGATGTAAGGGCAATCCTCACCGCTGATAACACCTGAGTACCCTCTTCAACATATTTTGTACCCGGCGCTACCTTATTGGGATCCACCTCATAGGACACATCACCATATTGTTTAGTCACCACACCCAACCAAACGTTACCCACTAGTTCCCCTCCGCCGGTATATACCCTCAGATAAAAATTTCCTAGCTTATAGTTCACACCAGCAACCATTTGACCTGCATCAGTTGCATGCATCACATCTATAAAATTCTGCAAGATCTCTACCGTAGGAGTCAAATCTAAAACAACCGCCGATACTACCACCGCTATTGGGTCGCTCTCGTTTACATTATAAACTATATCTGTATCCACCAATTCGGGGCCAGTAGTTATCCCCGAGGTTGTCTCTGGTAGAGATTCTAGCGTTACCCCGATACCTAAATCTCCCTCGAATGGAACTTGCGGCTTGACCTTATAATCAACGCCGGTGGCGGACTGCTGAGTAGCTATAAGGTTGCGAGATTCGTCTATCGCTCTAAACTTAGAAGCAGCATAAAGCAAAGCAGTCACCATGTATTCTCCCGGAGTTTCTTCGCTTATGGAAACAACACGGTATTCCACCTCTTTAATTTTAAAGTTCGCAGCAGTGTTTTGTGCTGACCATATAGTCCCTACTTTTACCTCGCTAAACGCTTCATCCGCTTCGACTGTAATCAAATCGTTCTGAACACCACCATTACCCTCGCTAGCCCCTATCGCAGAAATAGTAAACTGTTTGATTTGAGGAGAACGCGTTGCACCTACCTCACTTTCTGTGATACCTGTGATATCCTTATTTCTGAGTTGGGAGGCTGCTTTCTGGCTTAACCCACGCACCGTTTGGGTTGCTCGAGGTACAACTAACGTAATTTTTTCTCCTACTATATTCTCATAAACACCTTGATCCAAAGTTAACTGGTGCTCTCCGGGGGATATACCTTTTACTCTCCCTCCATACCTTTTTGAGGTTTTTAAACTATCTTGTATTTTTATAGTGTCTCCCGGGCGCAAAATAGTGGCGTCTATTCCTGTTTTAAATTGAATTAAATCAGTTTCTAGTTGATTGGTGAACAAAAACCACTTGCCTAACCGGTAAGCCTGAGCGCGAGAAGTGATACCAAGGCCCGCTATTTTCTTTTCTAAATACCCATATTTTCTAATAGATGCCGCATCTTCTACGTATTCCACTTTTGGCTTATAACTGTCCGCAGCGTCATTGTATCTAATTAAAGCAGAAGTAAAACGTGTAGTTTTAGCGCTTCCAGAGTATGTGAAAGCGCCATCTTTAACATTCGCGTTGGTGAACACCATCACAGCATCTCTAGCTTGATCATTAGAAAGAAATACAAACCCATTATGCCAATAAAGCATTCCCCTAAAAATAGCAGCCAAATCATTTAAACAATTAAAAGCGTCCTGCTCTTTATCTAAATAAATATTAGTTGCAAAACGAGGCTCCAATACAGGGCGATACAAATTCCTATCAAGAACCACTCTGCCCTCTGTAACGCCATTACCCAAAGAGAAACCCGGGGCATAATCTTTAGTAAACTGATTTCTTGTCCCTATAGGCTTACCAAGCTCTTCTTTCAAATGAATATAAATCCATTTTGAAAAAGAGAATGGTTTTCCGTTTTCCTCAAGTGTTTTAGCTTTATATTGGAAATATGCTCCAGCTGTATCCTTGTAAAATTCCATAACATAAGCTGGCTCAATCACTTTATGTATAGAAAATCTAAACACCTTATTTACTTCATCGTATTGTCTGTTACCTATGCGACGCCTAAAGCCCTTTTGAACTTCCTCTCCTTTGCTATTTTTTAGTTTATATAAAGAAATTGTTTGTCCAAGGGGAAATAGCCCCCTAAGTTTATCCTCACCTATAGGGCTGGCTAAACTGTCTTGAATAGTAACAACTGCGCCCCTAGAACTAATTGAAAAATCTCTATAGACATATTCCGATTGATATCCGGTTTCCACCAATTCATCACAATACTTGGCAATAGAATACAAATTCCACTTGTCCACAACACCCTCACCAAAACCATATTTAGCCAACCCATAACGCTTACTTGAAACCATATCATAAAACGCCCACGCTGGGTTATCGGTCCACCTTGGGTTAAGAGCAAACCTCCCCGTCCAATTGCCCGTATAAATTCTGTTTTCAGCGTCGTAATTTTCCGGCACCCTTACCTTTTTCATTTTCATGTCAAAAGTACGTTTAGGCACCCTTGCAAAAGAACGCGCATCTACAATACTGCCCACAATAGCAGAATGAGGATAACTTAAGGGAGCTTCCACTATTTCTGTGACATTCGCAATACCACCTATCCTTTGAATACCACCTACAGCCACCATATCAGGAGTGGGCTCTTCGCTTACAACACATATGGAAACCGTTCTATCTCTACCCAACTTGGCTGGCGGAAGCGTAAATTCGTGCGCGCGAACATACGTCGAAGTAGCTAAGCCAGAAATTGGACATAATGCATAATAAGCAATCCCACCCGGCGGCTCCGCGCTCATCATTCTATCACTGTCTTCATAACCCACCCTAACCGCAAACATGATAGTGTTGTTCAGCGGACCTTTACTTGATAAGTCAGACCCGGGCTTCATATGACGGAAAAAGAGCTGTTGTGCAAATAAATTCAACTCGATCTTGCTAACATTATCGTTTGTGATCATATGATGAAAAACCACAGGGTGAGCTCTAAAAACTTCCGTAAAGCGAACAATCATTGATATGCCAGCATTAAGAGAAGCGTCTCGGTAGATTGAGCAATAATTTGCATTATTGTTAATAAGACAGTACTGTTCAGTCCCCTTCTGTTTATCCATCTGGCCATCAGGGTCGTTCCATTCGTATAGCGAATATGTATCCAAAGATCCCACATTGCTCACATCAGTGTAAAGGTGTGGTGTAATAAACGCCATAGCATTTGTATGATTAAACCCAGCTAAAACTTTTTCATAACTAAAGGTTTGAGCGGAATTAGCAAAAGACAAAGAACTCAAATTTTGCTGGGAAAGCTGAGACATAACGCTTTGATCCGCAGTACCATACTTTAGCTCTGCCGCGATGCGTTGGTAATTTAAGGTTCCAGCATAGCTATTTTTTACTGGAACATCATTCAAATAAAACCCCTTAAAACCATCTTCGTTTAAAGTTGAATTGACACTTAAAGGGATCAACTTACCTTGCGCATCACAAAAACCCGCAATAGGACCTTCGCTTATCAAATCCAAAGTCTTGTAAATACTAACAGACTCTAGCTTGTCCCTCCCCCCATGTGTAGGCGAAGTAGCGTTTCCGCCACCGGTCCCGGGAGTGGGACTATCCATCTTCTTAATAGCACGCGTGTTAGTCTCCTCACCCTCCCCCACTGCCCCAGTTTCCCCAAAGGTATCTAGGACTGTCTTGACCGGAGGTGTTTCCACCGCAGCCTCCACAAGCTGTTCGCTCGCCGTATCAGGAACCCCAGTATCAGACTCCTCCGGAATATTAGTCTCTACAAGCTCAGCCTCAGGCTCCTCTTTAGTATCAATAATCTCCTCAAGGGAAATAACGGGCTCCTCAGCACCCTGCTGATCAGTCTCTTCACTACCGACATTAGAACCCGGTTCCTCAGCACCCTCCGATGGCAACTCATTATCTAACCCCTGCCCACCGCCCTGCGCCGCCGTGCCGCCGTACGCACCAGTGCCATAATATAAATTTACTTGAGTCGGATCTAATTTTTCTGGATCTGTATAGCCCATGTTAATTAACCTTTACGTATTCTATCTGTGGACATCTTCGCCCCATAAGTTGATGATAGCCCCACTGCATCATCAAGTGATTGATTTAACTCAAAGTTCGACTCCCTCCATCTATCCCACTGCCCCTTATCTACGTTAGAAGCGGCCACAGAAATCACCTTGCTACCCACCTTTATGCGCCCATAGCCCACAGGCACCACCTGTCCCTGCTCGGTTGTATTTTCTGCCGAAGTAAAAATAAAAGACGTCGTCTTAACCGCCTCGGGATCATCCGTACTCAGCAACTTGGCCATAAGCATACTAATGCCAAAAGAAATAGCTGCGCTTATAAGAACAGTTAAAACAAATTCTAACAAACCAACCATAAAAGCGCTTTGTATACCCAGTTGCGACACGATTGCGACCGCAAGGGTGGACGCGGCACCCGCTAATATTGGAATAATTTTTATTTTTTTATTTTTTATATTAGATTGTAAAAAATTATCCGAGTCAACTCTCTCTCCGTCTACAAAAATAGCCCAGTATTCTTTTTTGTTTTTATATAAATAAGAACGTAAATTCTTAGTGTTAGCTTCTATGGCGCTAAAAAGCTCCCTAAAAGTAGACACCTGCAAGTTCCAAACGGAACCAAACACTCGACCTAAATGTCCTTCTATATTTACTGTTGTCATAATTTAACAAGACTAGTGGTTGACATCTTAGCCCCATCAATAAAAATACCATAATTATCATCCAGAACCGGAACCTTTACCCCAAAGTCCGACTCCCTCCACCTATCCCACTGCCCCTTATCTACGTTAGAAGCGGCCACAGAAATCACCTTACTCCCAACCTTTAAACGACCATAACCTACCGGAACAACGTTACCTTGCGACTCTACATTCTCTGCCCCACTAAAAAGATAACTCGTTGAACCCGCCGCATCAATGTCACCGGGATCACGTTCGCTTAACTTACTAACCAACATATAAACCCCGTATGCCACTAAAGCCACCACCGCCACTATCACCGTAACAGCTACTATACCAGCTATAGCTATAGAAGTGGTAACTCCTGACATGAGCAGCGCACCCGCTATAGCATAATAAGCAGGAATAAAAACAGCCCCTCCCCCCAAAACAGGAACTATAGTTAATTTTTTTTTAATTTTCTTCAGAAACCAATTAGTATGCTCTATAGGCTCACCATCTACAATTAACACACACCCCTGCATTTCTTTAAATATCTTATGAAAGCCTTGACCCAAATTAGCCCTCATAGCTCGAACAGCTTCCCCAACGGTTCCCACATGGAGATTCCATTTTTTACCAACAGAATTACCTAAAGCGCCCTCTATGGAAATATTGACCATCTACCATACATTATACACTTTTAATTCAAAAAATAAATCGTTTCTTGAGTGCTGGGCTCATATAAACACACCCTATCTTCTATTCCTGAAAAAATCAAAAACGGAACTAAAGCATTATTTGACAATTCAATATCCAAAGAACTAGGCTCGCATGATGTTTCGGGGTGAGAATGAAAACAAAAATCTATTTTTTTATGCTCTATTACCTCTACATGCTTCTTTGGGTCTATGAAAAAGGTGTCCGCAGGCCTTAAAGAAAGGTTTTTTAAGAAAAAGAGGCTGTTTCCGCAAATTAAACCGCATATTTCTGTCGTATAAAACGATAATATTCGCTCAATATAACTTCTAAAATCTTTATTAATTAGTGTATCTATATGCTTCAACGGATGGAAAGCCCCCAAAAGGACGATAACGTTCAGCTGAAAACCGCATATTACAACCAACTAAAGTTTTACTACACTGGTCTTCAACCCAATATTCTTTTTTAAAACGCGGGTCTTGCGTAGTAGTATGATCCTTGATGCACACAAAAAAAGCAGGGGGCTCATTAGATACAGGATCAACCGTTCTAACATCAGGGATTTTATCATGCGATGTGCCAGAAGCAGGAGGAATCATAACCACATCTCCCTTAACGTAACCTACCGTTCCAGTACAATTCTGAACCAAGCTAGCACCGCTATCAAGAACAACATTTCCTGTAACAGTGGTATAAGCCGTGCCTGTTTCATCATCCGTAACACTTGCGGTGGCCAAAGTGCCCTTAAGTACCTTGGACCCCATCGCCGCTTGACGCGTTAAGGTTAATACTCCTCCTCCTGAAAAAGTCACCTTTTCTCCACTTTCAATTACATTTTGTAATAGATCTATTGTAACAGTTTTACCACTGCCAACGGTTACTGTGCTCGAAAGGTCAGCTTTAACAGTGACCGTACTTCTGGCTCGCTGAGTTAAAACCATACTTCCAATGGAATCCCCTGCAACATTAAAAAGGGCAACACTCCTACTGGGAGGAATAGGCCATGAAATATCGTTTACAGGAATATCCGTAGGATTAGCGCTCACCGTCACATTAGCACTGAGCGTAAGAGACACAAAAGTAGGGTTATAAGTATAACACCATTTCATAGTGTGAAGGCCATAACCATTACTAGAATCTGTAAACCTTTTATCGTTTTCGTCGGCCACAGGAAAACCTCCTACCGAATAATCAATAAGAGAAGTGTTATCTTCCCTTCTAAACATCTCTTGGGACTTAATCGCCGCTCCCGGGTTAACAATATTTTCCAAATTCAACATAGGACCAACCATATTACCCCTAGCCCCATAACGACACCCTTCCCCCCTATATCTCCACGGGCAATAATTTGCTATCATAATACGAGCAGGCAGCTTATAATTTTCTACCTCAAGAGGGGACATTAACTCAAATTCTACATAATATTTGTTTTCAGTAACCTTCCGATTAAAAACATACATGTCGTCATCAAAACGAGCGTCGGGGTCAGGAGCTGCGAAAGGATTAACATTGTCCGGAAAATTCACCGAATCCAAAAATTTTAAAAAAATTCTTTTGCGAATAAATTTATTACCCACTAAATCATCCTCTCTTTTTATAAGGTCAGAAATAACACCCTTAGGATTTGCAACCACCAGCCGCGGACGGGCTAAAGTGCCGTCTCCTTTAGACTCAAAACCATCAGCTTCAATCGGCATACACGCATAGGTCTGACCCCCTAATACGATGTCTTGATCGACAATTTTGCCCGCATGAAAAAAACGCCACCCTACGCGCGGCCCTCCATCTACCTCAAATACCTCAATAATAGTATCTGGAAGTAAATCCGAAATAGCTTGATTATGTGTTTGTGTTGCCATTTTATGTCATCCAAATTTGACCTGCTATACCGTTAGTATCGGATAGCGTGTTTGATGGGGAATTCTTCGCGCTTTCTTCAGTAGCAACATCCGTGGTTTTTATATGTATATATTTATTCAAAAGGTTGCCAATAACAATTCTAGATTCGCTTGCACTAAGTCTCCTATTATAGATCACAATAGCCGCAATAGCCCCGCGAAATCCAGCTAGATCCTGCGAAGAAGACGATACAGATGCCCCAATATATACCTCCCCCGAAGCATTAAAACCAAAAGCACTACCCTCACAATAGGAAGATCCCACAACTACACCATTATTTTTAGCCTCCACCCGTATAATGTTGGCGCTCCGCGATGAACTTAATTGGTATATCCACGCACTCGTTGGCTTCCATCCTACCCCTCTTGACGCTGGGGCCGTCCAGTCCGCAAAAGCAAACTCCGCTCCAGCGCCGTCTTTGGCAACACCTAAGCCAGTATTATCGTACACGCGACCATTATTACGATTATAATAGAGCCCATAAGATTTGGCGGTCGAAAATCTAACCCACCCGGTTTGCCACCATTCATCCTTATTGGCCTGAGAATCCGTATCGGTAGCCAAAGCGGTAAAATCTCCAGTCGCATCCATCCACCTATTAGGATACATTACATAAAAAATATCAAACCCCGACGACAAGGAGGAAAGACGATAATATCCCCACTCTTCGTGATCAATACGATCTCCCTCCAGTGTTCCATACAAAGTAGTCGCAGAGGCAGAAGCGTTTGCGCTAACCTTAAACACAGCACCCCCCCCAAAAACAATAACAACATTTGCGCTGATATCACTAGGCAGCCCTTCCACCGTGATGCCTGAAGAGGTGTAATCTCCAACCGCGTACCCGGTAGCGTAATTAACCCTTATATCCCCACTATTATTTATATCAGCTGTCGCATTATACAACTTAAGATACTCTAGTGTGCTCTTAGAATCAGTACTAAAATAAACATATTTTTGATTATTAAAAAAAGAATGCTTAACCACTGCAGCCGCAGAGTCGCCCAGTACCGCATTGTCTCCAACTTTATTATCAGAGGTATCTCCATCTTTTAATGTCGGTTGATTGGCGCTTGTTGTTTGCTCTAAATAAACATTAGAGTCATTTATAGATGTCCACTTGTAAACAGGGTCCCCTGCAGCCGCAGCATCCCCTCCAACATTCTTAACAACGTTTGAGCCTGCATCAAAATGTGCCACCAAACCCGGCACCTCTACGATTCCTGTTCGAGAAGGAGTGATAACTAGCAAGTTTTGTCTAAAATTACTCACAGTATAATTAGAATTAGAATCAATATGTATCGCAAAACCGGGGTTTCCACCGTCCTGTCCTTTACTTGCGTCTACAAAAACAAAAGGCGTATTTAGGGTTTCTGAATTCCATTTTTCCCCACTACTTCCTTTTTGCCCATAGTTCCCCCCGTTACCACCCCGAGAAAACCTATTATTTTGCACCCCTCCCTCGTTGCGCATATACCTATTACCCACCCCAGCCTTTTTATATCCACCATCAGTGCCTACATTGACTGAGGACATGGGCAAAGAGGGGTCTAGCTGTTCGCCTCCATTAGATATATCAAACCCTGCTCCGCCGCCCCCAGCACCCCCTTTATGTATACCTAAAAAATCAGATGTTTTATAATACAAGTTTTTGTGGAAATACCCGAACACCGACTCTTTAATCCGCATTTCCTGAGTCTTAGGATCGTAAACAACCCCTACGTCAATTTGACTCCAACCTGCTTTCATCCCCATCGCCTCCGGATCTTGATAGTTGAAGCCATAACCCGCCCTCCATATACTTTGAACGGCACCACTTGCACTAAACGCTTTCTCCGCTGAAAAACGATCACCCCCGCCGCCACCACCCCCCCCAGCATAAATTTTAGCATTATAGTCTTTCCGTATTTTAAACAAAGCTATATCCGAATGAGTAATCTTAATGGCGGTACCTCCCTCACCACCCGCAGTTGAGTCTGCATAACCATCAATGGTTAAATTTAAGGTATATTTGTAATCCTTTGAGTACTGCTGCTGGTCGCCGTAGGTAGTAAACGTTTCATCAGAAGGAAAAGCCGCAGTCAACATAGTCCATCCTCCGTCCCCCCCCGTGCCTCCTTGTCCCACAACAGCAGAATTCTTTTTCATTATTAAAACAGTTGGGGTTTCCGCCACAGGTTTTTGTAGGTTTGGATCAGCGCCCGCACCAGCATCCGCTGGGTTGACTACACCCGTAAGAAGCTGATCCCCAGTTTCAATGGCAGGAGACGTAATATCTGTTGAGCCCACCACCGTACCAGCAGGCATAATATAATGTATACCTGTAAAATGGTCAGCATAAGCTCCTGTGTTAGCGATATCAATATAATTGCCCCCAATAAGACTCATATCTTCACCGTCAACCTGTTTCACAACCCCTCTATTGACTAACTCCTTAATAAAAACACCACTTAAGTTAAGATTATTAGACCGATGTGGTAAATAAATCTGAAACGCGGGCTTCGGGGTGGTGTGAATGGCGGTTTTTGCCACAGTATAATCAGCTGAAGTGGTTCCTAATCCAGTCCAAACGCTCTCTGCTACAGGATCCTCGAAATCACTAACCCCGCTAGCATAAACATACATTGAACTATCAGCCACCACCCCGGCCCAGTCAGCATATTCGGATCTAATGCGATAATAATAATCGCTATCCGTTTGTAGGTTAAGGTGCGTAAAAGATGCAGCTTGCCTAACTCCTGTGCTTTGAGGATCTAGCGTATTCCGCATACTTTTGGGGATAGCGCTGTCGCCCATCAAAGTAGGAGGAACTAAAAGTCCTGTATATAAATCAACATCGATTGTCGTCGAGCCATCTGTCAGGTGCATAAATTTACTGTTTATTCCTGTGGGAACGCCTTCATCTCGAATTCCCGTGCTATCCCCCCATGGGTCCTGTGTATATTCTAATCGATAATGGGTTAAGTTGTGACCTGTCTGAGGGTGCTCCCACTTTAAAACATTCAAAGGAATCCCTGAAACATTATGAAACCCAGTTTGTACCAAAAACTTACTAGGATGCATCGGATTCTGATCGGGACCCCCCTTCAAAGGGTTACCATAAGCGGTAGTAGGCGGTGACGATGAATCCACCGAACCCAACCAACCGGTTACGTACCCAGTGATATTAACATTAATGGTACCACTAAGATCAACAGCTCCATTTTGAACAGAACGACTTTCACACGACACCGAAGCCTCCCATTTTCCATCGAGAGAGGGGCCACTCACTCCTAACGGCCCAGTCGCGTTGTTCTGTTGTATTCCTTTGAAATAAAAAGGAATGAAAGCGTTTTGACCGGGCTTGATGTCCACCCGTCCAGACGGAAACTCAAACGCTGCCTGTGAGGTATAGCCTGCGGGCTTATCTGTATCGTAAAATAAAGTTGTCCTTATAGTGTCGCTTCCACTATTGGTAACATAAAATCCTGTACGCAATACTTGTCCTGTGATTACGCACGTACTAAACCCCGTATTAGCTACAAACTCATTCAATTCCTGCCTTTGACTGACAGATATAGAACCTTGCCTTGGCCCGGTAGGACCTGACGCATGACTAGCTGGAATAAAATCATCCTCCCTCACAGCTTGATTAACTACAGTAACCAAAGTGGAAAAGGTTTGTTTAATATTTAAATAATCCACGGGAAATTCCCGCATTTCAATATTAATGTCATTATTATCTTTAAAGTTGATTTGGTGCTTCCATCTGGGAGCAATAAAAACTTTATCCGTAAAATCATAGGGAGCAGGAGGGGTAAAGTTAAACAAATTAACCCCTTGATGATGTTCAAGAAAATGAACCATTGCCTGCGCCTCCTTGTCTGAGCGCCCTTTAAAATCTGCTGAAAAACTTAAAAGATTTTTGTTGATTCCGTCTGAAAACCGAACCGAATATTTGTTTTGTAAATCCTGTTTAGTAAACCTTGGGTTCTGGGGGATTTGAAGTCCTTGATTAACTTCAAAATAAAAATTGTTTTTTGTCCACAGCGAGTTGGCTCCTGTTGGAGAGTTATACCGTGTCCCTTCAATACCTGTAGCGGGTGTATAGTCTGGATGTTTTTCTCCGGTAAAATAATACCATCCGCTTTGAGCGGGCAATAATGGAAGAGAGTCCGTCGAAGCTCTTTTAGCAAACGCTGCATCATGATGAAAATATGGTCTTCCGTTAAAATATTGCTCTCGTGTATTTTCATAAGGAATGTAGAGTGTTTTCCAATTAGTTAAAGATACATTTTCATTGTAAAAGGTAGTATTAACACTATTAACATCAGGGGTATCATATCCATGTGTAAAACTTTCTACAAAGAACTCGCCGCTCTGATTATAAGGGGCAAAGGGCGTCCACGGAATGCCCGAATATCCCCCGCTCGGCCTATCTCCTTTGTTAAAAGAATCCTCCAAACAAAAAAGTATAGCCTTAGCTTCTTTATCCGTCCTTTTATCAAAGTTAACACTAAAAGTCGCACGAAGAGAATTGAGGCTACGATTTAAAATATTATAATAACCATCCCCATACTCTGTCGTATAACTAAGACCCTCATAGTCAACAGTGGCCCCATAAGAAGGCTTCGCAAAAAATCCGGTAGTCCACTCGGTGGCTGCCACATTAGGCCTATTGCTCGTCGTAGAAGTAGAAGCTGCATCTCCACTATAATAATAATGGCCAGACTCAGCCTGAGAGCACGGGTAACTAACATCTGCGTAATCATAACCACTATAGTAAACCACGTCATATTTCTCATACCTGTTTCCGATTTCAAAAGCAGGAACGCGTGTAATATTAGTTACTCCCGAATTAATTATCATATAACTTGTTTCCCTGTCAAATAATCTTGAGATATGGAAATCTCACCCGCCATATGAGTACCCTTAGCCACAGAAATATTCTGGCTATACGCGCGACCCGTGCACCCAAAACGCCCTATTGGCCCATCGTTAACACTTCCATAAACATTATATACATATATATCAGCAACAGCCGCATAACCTGTCGCAGATACAACCTTCCCCATATCTTCGCCTTCAACAGTCATGCTGATAGAAACATTTTCTTTAGTAACCCGAGAAGGCAGTTCTTCCCCAATCAATACCACCGGGTTACGATCACACGAAACAGAATAGCTAAAACGAAGCTTTTCATTGACCCCTATATCATCTCCTCCCAAATAAGTACGAGCCCCATGAGCTAACCCCGTTTTATCCCTAAGGGACATATCGCTTTTTCCGGATTCTTTAATCTCAAGATCACCATAAATGTCCATTTCGGATCGCACCAAAATAGGCTCAAAAGGAGCAACGCTAAAAGACAAACTCCTAATATACCCACTTGTAAACTCCACCCCTCCTAAATTTCCCCTCAAAGGCTCTCCCGTTCTTTCAACATTTGTCAATGGGTTAAGAAAACCATCTAAAGGAGCGGTTAAATAATGAGTAAAAGAAATAGACCCCTTAACTGGACCGCCCGCCACATAATTCATAACACTTCCAGTGATATGCTCTACCGGCGTTAACGAAGCTTCTACACCAAGCTCCGCATTTTCAGCCAAGATGCTTTGGCCTTCAATCTCAAGCAAAGCTTTTTCATATTTTATAAACTTAGCCATCAATCAAGGATCCAGCTTCGTAATTGCGCCCGTAGCACTAGTACCAAAACCCCCATATATCACAAAATCCATCTCAACGTCATCGTCCAACAAAGTAACAACGGTCCCATCTGTGGTTTTACGAAATGTAATTGCACACGTATTGGTACCCTTGGTACTTGCGCGCCCTATTAGCGGGATATTTGTATCCGCAATATAACCTGTGGCTATCACAGTATAATTAGTGCTTGTCAGGTCTTTGGTAAAACTTACCGTTAGAACCCCGCTTGCATCAATGGTTGCACTATTAGTTATATTATAACTACCTATAATAGTGGTAGTTGGGGTTCCAGCGGCCCTTCCTTTTATGTGACCAAATGCTAAAGCTGCATTTTGAGAAGTGATTCCACCTTTTTCTGAAATATAAACAGTAGTATTGTTTAAAGTACCATTGTTCAAATCAGCATTATCAGGATTATTAGCGGTAATATCAGCGTCTCCCAAAAACTCAATACCAAAATAATTTTCAGCACTATTCCAAAATTGACCGCACATCCAACGACACGACCTAGGCGAGGTGCTCGCATTTCCAAAAATAATAGCACTATCTGCAGTAGCAGCACCAGATCCCTCCAAATAAATATATGCAGCCCCACTGTTACTGGCGCCTTTGCTAGTATTGGTGCTGTTAAGTTTGGTAGTAGTGACCTTCGCATTTTTGATTTCTAAAGGAAAGGTAAAAGTACCTAAAGTACCCCCTATGCTCAAA